TCTAATCAATGGTGCACCACCCATTGGATCCATCAATATACTACCATAGGTAATTACAGAACCTACAACTGCTGGGCCTGTAACCAATACTGTTGCGGTTACATGACCGGGAATTTGTGGAGGTGCAGCAACTCCAGCTGAAATTGAACCTAGTGTTGAAATACCAGCATAAGCATTCAAAGAACCAGGAATGCCAGCGTGAATACCTGTTCCTGCGGTAACTGCGCCAGTTGAGTGAATTTTATCTCCTGTAATTTTACCACGCACATCCAAATTACTTTTGATAACAAAACTATCTCCAGCTAATAGCGTAATTTCACCATCAGTTGGATTTACAGTTCCTATGTCCATGTCTTTTCCTGTTGTGATGTTTGTATCACCTACAACACTCAGGTCATAATTTCCTTCTACTACTTGTTTAAAGTCACCTTTAATTCTTTGGTAGCAATTACCTTTAACTTCTAAAGCAGAATCGCCTTCAATTGTAACACTACAAAATCCAGTAACATAAACCTTTTTGTTTTTGGCAACAATTTCATAACCATCACCAACAATTTTATGGACTTCAGTACCGTCAGGACCAATTTCAGAAAATGAACCAGACTTATGGTAGGTTCTTATACGTTCGGCACCAGGAGTATCATCAAACTCCTGCATATGTCCACTTTCTGTTTGCTTTACATCATTATATGGATACTTTGGTGCAGCCTTTGAAGGCGGTTCATCAATTGCAAATTTAGCGGGATTTGGTGGAAGTGTAGCCATTATATTTTAAGCTTTCTTATATACTTTAGGTGGACCGGTAAAATCTAAAAAAGCACCATCTACTGTTGCTTTTGCTTTTGCTTTTTCTTCTGCGGTTGTAGGTTGAGCTATTGCTGCAATTGGTGAAACAGCAATAACACCTACTGTTACTGTTGCCTCTTTAATTAAATCTCCAGTTGATTGAATTAAATCTTTTGAAGCTTTCAATACATCATCAAATGCGTTGGTCGAACCCGCATCCGAAGCTTGTTTTACAACTTGAAGAAATTGGTTCTTTAACTCAGCATAAGCTTCAGCTAAGCATTTCATAAAATGTTTCAACAATTCAGCAGGCAAAGATAAAATGTATTCGATAACTGCTTTAATTTCCGTAATAACTTTAATATATTCACCAACTGTTGCTTGAACTTTCTTTAAAAATTTAATTGCTTCTTTAAGTTTTTTAGCAATCGCTGTAATGTTATCAACAAAACCACTTGGTCCTGGAGTTACTCCAAAAAATTCAATAATATCAGCAATAGCTTTTCTAATGGTATCTATAATAGGCTTGGCCATCTGAGCCAAATTAACTTTCTGTCTAATATAAATTGTTGTGTCGCAAGCGTGTGATACTGTATTATTTGTTGCCGCAATATTGGTATTTTTAATATCACCTGTGGCTGATTGTGGAGTATTTGTTGGTCCACCTAATACTGGTGCATCACCCGTATTAATAACTTTTGGAGCATTTTGTTCTGTTCCATCAGAAGTTACAGTTGCTAATTTTGGCTCAGGAATTTTATCATACCCAAGTTGACTAGCAACCGAAGCTTCTAAAATTTCTGTGCCGGTTTTACCATCAAACAAAGTTGTTTCAATGCTATATCCATTTTTTCCAAACCATTCTTGGAATTGGTTTTTATTATAACCATTGTTTGTTAACTCGGATCCATCAGTTAGTATAATTGATTTTGCAGAAGATGCTGCTGTCCACAAGTCATCAAATGCTTTATTTACTACTGCGGTATTATCATTTCCATTTACTAACATTGTTGATGTTGTCATTTTAATTCCTTAATATACACCAATTACATTGCCCATCTCATCATAATGCACAGCAGATGGTAATACAGGTGGAGGTCTAACTGGTTGAATACCTGGAATAACTCCCATCATAATAGGTTGTTGGCCTGATTCACCATCAAGAAAAAATCCAACTACCCATTCACCATTTCTTGGTGAAGAAAAGTTTTTAGAATTATTTAAAGGAATCATAGCTTGAGCCCACGGCAAATCTTTAGTTGGTAGTTTGACAGAATTATCACTATGCCAGCCAATAATTCTAACCTGACAACGACCAATAGCTAAAGGGTCAACTCGATTTTCAATCACGCCAACCCACCAAATAAATCCATTTTTACCAGCAAAATCATTACTCATTATGTTTTTACAACCTCTTTCATACTATTTGTTTGTGTCATAGTAAATGGTTTATTAGAAGAATCCGTTGCAACTTCTACAATAGTTTCGTGTTTATCGTATTGTATAATGTGACGTGTAGCAGTAATTAGGTATTTACCATAAAGGCTTTTATCTAAACCTTCTTGCGTATCATCATCAACTTGCCTGGCTGGCATTTTTAAAAATAAATTATAACCAGAAGATATTCCAAAATTACCAGGTAAAGTCATATGAACCCTAGATTGCATCAAATTAAACAATATTGTTCTGCGTTGCAAAATATAATTATGAGTATCATCAATAATATTAGCTGTTGTTGAATCATTTGCATTTATATACGGAGATTTAACTCTTGTTGAAAAAAAAGGATATAGTGTTACTTTTGAATCAAACATTTGCTGATTATTAAATCCTTTTCTATTTAAAGAAGCATTAATATTTATTTTTGGATTTAAATGTTTTCCTTGGCTATAAGTTCTTGTATAATCAATTTGGTCAACTTTAATTTGCCTAGTCATCGTATCAAAACCAATAAACTTACCAGCGTAAACACCATTTTTAATATTTTCAATCAAATCAAATTGTGCTAAAGCGTTAACATCTCTAGCGCCAAGAAATTCTTCACCAACATTTGGAGATATATTTTTTGGTTGAAAATTTATATTAAATACGGCCGGTAAATTAATTAAGGTTGACAATGAAACAAAATTGAATCCTGCCTTATTTTCAAAAAATATGATATTTGGCAAATTTTCAGAATTTAAAGCTCGCTTTGTCAACCAATTTAACGAATCAATTGGAGAAATATTTGGCATAACAACATTATGCACACCTTGAGTTTTTTCAATCCAACCCAATTTAGAACTATCAACAGCTAAATAATCTGCAAGGATATTTTTAGCTATTTTATCGTGATTGCCCACAAATGATTGATTAATTTTTTGTTGCTCAGAATATATTTTTTCTTCCGAAGTGAAATATAAAATGTATGTTTCTGAAGTTTGATTTGAATTTTTTCTATCACTTTGCCTATAAATTCTAAAAGCTCTACTGATTGATGTTCCTTTATCATTAATATCTTTATAAATGCTTATTTTAATATATTCGCTACCATCAAAAAGAAGTTTTTTGGATAATCCAACAGCATCTAGTATAACAATATTACCTCTTATACAAGGCATAAAAATACTATCAAAAATATTCAATTCTTGAAATATATTAGAAATATCAAAATCGCCAAACTTTGTAACAAGAGTTAGTTCTTGTATTTTAAATTGTGTTGATTGGAGTAATTCAAGACTCATTGACTAAAAACCTTTTGTAATTCTTGTTCAATACTATAAACGAATTCTGGTTTTAAAAGTTTAATAGTTCTCTTTTTTTCATTTTCTTCATCTTCATAAAAATAATATGATTTAACATCTTTTGATATGGTAATAGTTATAGCTATACCGTTGTCCAAAATAACATTGGTTGTTGTAGGTGCAAGAGAATTGTATGTGTTAGCATCTATTTCATATTTTTTTTCAATTGATGTATTATTATAACCAGTTGTTCTGGTTTCAATTTTATAATAAGAATGATTATTTAATTGAGCCCATTGTAAACCAGTTTGACCAGCTTGAGTGTTTGCACTAGATTTATATTTTGAATTAATATATTTTATAAGAGTATCTTGTTTTAAAGGCCAATCAAATTGTGGGTCAACAATATTATTCATCATCAAAACTACCCAATGGCGTTCAGGTGAATTATAAAATTTTGATGCTATAATTTCTGGAGTATCACTATCTTGTATATCATAATCATAAAAAACAGATGTATTATCTTTAAAAGATTGTTGAAATGCATAACGAGCAACAATATTAGTTACGACATCAACCAGTACCGAATCTGTTGAATAGATTGATTTTGGAAAGTATTTAAAATATTTTGCCATAATTAAGTTCCCATTGCATAATCATTATTAATTGTTTGGCCAGAACTATTGGTTGTTGTTCCGGCTCCAGTATCCCTAAGCATTGGATTGGCTGCAGAAGAATAATAATCTTTTGTAAGATATTGAGTTTCAGTAAAATTTAAACTCATTTGAATTGCAACAGGCATACCTGTTCTACCAACATTAGGAAATGGTTCACCTTCAGTTTCATAAGCAGAAAATCCATGGGGTGCATAGTTCACACTAATTGATTTTAAAACGCAAGTCGATATTTCTGGAATATTTGGATTTTGTTTTCCGTTATACATAAATTTAATATCAAATTCAGAAGGCGGTATTAAAAAATATCCTCCACTTCCTTTCATAATTTCTGGAGCTTGATGAAATTTTAATCTATCAATAATGTTTTGAACTTCCCTAGCTTCACCCTCAGCTCTTGGATAAAATACAAAATCAAATTGAAAATCTCTGAGTGACGGAGATGAATATAAAATTTCCAACATAGGATTTTGAACTACACCAAAAAGTGATGAAAATATAACTTTACCAGCATTGGTTGATTGCGCTACATAGTTAGCAAAAAAAGGTGATAAATTTCTTGTAATATCTTCTGCTGTTCCGGCCTGAGTTTTACCAGATTTTATTGAATCAACAACTGAACTTAGTCCTGAAACTCCAGCTTGAAAAAGACTTCCTCCAGTATCAGGATTTGAATATGCTTGATTTGTGTTAAAAACTAAAGAATCTGGCATATACAAAGCTACAGTATCAGTAATTCTGCGAATTGTTCTTACTCCTGCAATACCGCCTGTTTCTCCAGTAGAAGCTAAACCCTCATCAAGAATCTTTAAAAGAGTTGTTCCAACTGAATTGACTCCTTGTAAAAGCTTATTATCGCTGTTTTGTGAAGCATTAAAAAGAGCACCAAGAGGTTTTCCAACATAGGTACTCACTGCTTGGCCAATGCCAGGTATAGTTTGAGCGCCGTTAACAATTGTTCCTAATCCCTGCATTAGTGTTGTTGCACCATAAGTATTTTTCATTTTCCTTGCATTTGCAATAACAGCGGGTTCATCACCCACAGCTTGTGCGCCAGGAAATTGTGTTTTAACTTGTTCATTAATATAAATGACCATATAATGGCCTTTATCAGAAGCACCCAAATCTGATGGGTATTTAAATGTGTTTAAGCCATATTTTGAACCAGCTAATGCATCCAAAGGGCCCCTAATTTTTCCGCCAGCGCTGAAGTTGATGTTACCGAGAGTAAAAAGACTCATTTGATATTCCTAAAATGTTTACTACATATTTATATGACATTCGGCAACAAAACTTATAAGGGTTGGTTTAAACCCAAGAACCCGGCAAAATATAATGGCGACTCATCCAATATCGTTTATAGGTCGACTTGGGAGGTGCGTGTTATGAAGTGGCTTGACGAGCATCCGCAAGTGATTTGGTGGTGCTCGGAAGAACTTCCAATCCCATACATTTCACCAATAGACAATCGAAAACACAAATACTTTCCTGATTTTATTGCCAAAATGCGCCAAAACGATGGGTCGGTAATGACTTATGTAATTGAGGTAAAGCCAGAGAATCAAACAAAGATGCCCGCTCAAAAGAAAAGAACTAAGAGATTTATTCAGGAGGCGGCAACCTATGCGGTTAACCAAGAAAAGTGGAGAGCTGCGGATATCTTCTGTCAGGAACATGGATGGAAGTTCCTGGTTCTTACGGAGAAGCATTTAGGTATCTAACTGAAAACCGGACACCGATACTTATAAAACTTTTCCATCAAAAGCAAGGCAATAATGGATGAGTATAAATAGACCATGGCTTACTTAATCCAGCGAATCAAAGAGGAATTAGAAAAGACAGGCATTACGCCTAGAACCGAAGATGCTCGAGATTGGCTAAAAGCGAAAGTTGAGAGTTTATCTCCTAATCGTGCCGCATTAATGAAAGACGGTAAAACAAAAGATAAGTCCATGATAGGTCGTATGTATTTTTATTTCTATGACCCTAAAACAAAAGATATGTTGCCATATTACGATAGGTTCCCATTGGTTATACCAATTGAACGATACCAAGACGGTTTTTTAGGACTGAATTTACATTATATCAGTCCAAGGCAGCGGTTCTTTTTGTTAAACAAATTAAGTGTTTTTTTAACAAACCACAAGTATGATGAGAATACAAGGTTTGATTTGTCTTATGATATGTTAAAAAACGCAGCAAATGCTTTTGAAGGTACTCCTTGTATTAAGAAGTATCTTTATAAACAAATTAAAAGCAGATTTTTAGAAATTTCTGCTGATGAGTGGGATATTGCCGCCTTGATTCCCTATGAATATTTTCAAGGCACAACAAAAAATCGAGTATGGGCTGATTCTAGGAAAAAAATGTAATGCCATTATCACTACAATTATTTTTATCAAACATAAAAGCAAAAGATGGTTTAGCAAGGCCATCTAGGTTCGAAGTTGTTCTTCCAATACCAGCATATATTAATAAGTATGTTTCAAATTCAATCTTTGAAACTATTCTTAATTTACCAAATGCTGCTGTTGCTGATATTTCAAATGCGGTAAACAACATATTAGGTAATTCACCTAAAGATGAACAGAGCAAAACAACAAACGCTTCGATGTCGAGATACTTAGCGTTTCAATGTGTAGCTTCTGAATTGCCTGGTAAAAACTTACTGACAGCTGATGCTAAAGTTTATGGTCCAACATTTAAAGTTCCATATCAAACACAATACACAGAAACAACTTTAACCTTTTTGTGTACCAATGATTTCTATGAAAGGAAATTGTTTGATAGGTGGATTGAGGCTATTATGCCACAAGATACAAATAACTTGAGATTTCCAAAAGGTGAATCTTCAAGATATATGACCAACATTAAAATTGTCCAATATGACGAGTTTGTTGGCCAAATATTTGCGGTTGAATTGATGGATGCTTATCCAGTTGGAATTGCTAATCAACCATTAAGTTGGCAAGATGATAATTTTCATCGGTTAAGTGTCAATTTTGCATACCAAAAATATCGTGTCGTATATGATTCACAATACGATGTAGCTACTGCTATCACCGAATACTTTGGTGCAAAAGGAGCTACATTGTTTAATAATGCAGGACAAAACATATCAAATGGTGCTGCGGGGATTTTAAATAAGATTTTTTAATTAATGGAGTTATTATATGTTACCAAAAATTGATGTGCCGATTTATAGTGTTAAATTGATTTCAAATGGAGAAATTGTAAAATTTAGACCATTTACAGTAAAAGAAGAAAAGTTGTTTTTAATGGCAAATGAGAGTGAAGATATGGATGCTATTATTGATGCCACAAAACAAGTATTGAATAATTGTATCATTACTGATAGTATTAAAATTGATGATTTACCTATTTTTGACATTGAATATTTATTTTTAAATATTCGAGCTAGGTCGATTAGTGAAGTTGTTAATTTAAAATACAAATGTAACAATGATATCAAAGATGTTGAAGGTGAAGGAACACATAAATGTAACGCCTTGGTTGAAATTGATGTTAATGTTTTAGATATCAAACCAGAAATTGACAAAAAAGAAAATAATAAAATTGCCATTTCTGATAAATTGGGAATTATGATGAAATATCCCACATTTGATATTCTTAAAAAATATGATATTAGTAATCAAGCAGATGTT